AGCTTGTGGTCAAAGGTGTCCACAAGCCAAGCCTTGACTGACTTGAGGCCGCCAAAGTCGATCACCCAATTATTCTTGTCGAGCACCTCAGCTTCGAAGGTCAGCTTGAAGCTGAGCGGATAGCCGTGCAGAAAGCGGCAGTGCGAGTCTGCACGCCACTGGCGGAAGCAGGCCGAGAGCCCCAGCTCATGGCCATAGGTCTTGGTGACTTGGAACATGACTCCCCCTAGATGGCGTATTCGATGACCTCATCGAAGCCGTTGATCTTGAACGCGGTGCGGCGCATGAAGCACGGGCCACAGGTGCCGCAATGGACCTCGCCGGCGCGATAGCAGCTCCAGGTAAGGTCCAGCGGAGCCTCGAGCTGCTTACCGAGCTCGACAATCTCGTGCTTCATGAGATTGCCAACTGGCATAGCCACACGCACCCGCTTTCCGTCGCCCACCGCAAACGGAAGTAGGTCGTTGAACTTGGCGATGAATTCAGGCTCGTTGTCAGGGTAGGCGCCCGCCTCTTCCAAGTTGTTCCCCAGAACGAGCGTGTCATACCCTTTAGCCTCGGCGTAGGCCGTTGCTACGGCGAGCATCACTAGGTTTCGAGCAGGAACCCACTCGTGGGCAAACTCGGCCCCAGCCTCCCCGCCTGCGATCTTGCTGTCGGCCTGGAGCAGCGGAGAGTCCTCCGGATCGTACAGGTGGCGCATCGGGAAGAACTTAACCCCGACACCAAGCCGCTCAGCGATCTTCATGACGCGATCACTTTCGGGGCCCTCAGCCCTGCTTCCATAGAGGAAGTGAGCTAGCTCCACCTCGTCGAAGTTGCGCAGCGCCCAGGCAGCGGCCACGGTGCTATCCAGGCCACCGCTGCACACGACCAGCGCTCGGCGGGGTTCCGGTTGCTCCAGGAGGGGCAGCCCGCACCACTCGGGGCCACCATCGTCACGCAGTCTGAAGCAGGAGACCGTATATGGTTCGACCATCACCCGCGGCCAGCCGCCTGGCAGGTAGTCACGCGAGCTCGCGAAGAACATGCCGACGTGCGTGATGCAGTACCAGATCGGACGGTAGTTCGCAGCTACGAAAATCATATCGGGCTCGGATTCGTGAACCGCCAGAATGGCAAAGCTGCCCTTCAGCTTGCGCACGACTTGGTCGAACGCCACGAAGCTCTCGCGGAAATCGCCGTTCTTGATCTTGGTGTTGGGCGCGAACTGGAACCTTGCGAGCTGCTCCACGATCGCGGCGCTGTCAATGGTGGTGTCCACCTTGTACTTCGAGCGCGGACCTGAGCGGAGCTCCTGATCGTTAGCGACTGTTCCGTTGTGGACAATGTGCCACCCGCTGTGGCTGTAGGGCTGTTGATCGTCCGCCCGCTTCTCGGCAACGTACTCCGTGGTCGGCTCAGCTCGAAGGTTGGCAATCCAGGCGACGCGATCCGACGGCCGATCGGACAGAAGATTGTGGTCAAGCTCTTGTTCACCCCGTCGCACGTCCCGCCGCCTATACGGATGAGCATCATCGCTCAGCTGCACAAAGCCACGTCCGTCGCGTCCTCGCTCGTGGCTCCAATGCCACATCTCGCGAAGGTAGCGTTCAGCATCATCGCGCCGCTGCCCACGATTGTTGAGCAGCAACGCGCCAAGAATGGCGCACATCAGTCGACTCCGATGATCTTGTGGACTTGAAGTTGGAGGATGTAGCCGTGCTCCATGCAGGACCGCACAGCCGCGCGCATGTTGGCCTTGTTGGTCCAATCGTCATGTGCGTCCATTGGCTGGAGGTAAATTGGACGGCTCCAACCCTCCGGCGGTCGAGCTACGTAAGGGTTGGCGCTGTGCCCGAGTGCAAAGGTGGGCAGACCGTCCTCCTGACGATAGCTGTCAAACGAGATGACGTACTTGACAGCGCAGGCCAGCTCCCACACATGCGGGTTCAGCTTGCCCGTCTTCGGGCTGCACACGATGTAAACACCATTGCGCAAACCCGGATCCAAGCTGAACATAATGGCAGGTGGTGGAGCGTACGACCCGTTCGTCTCGATCTGCACGAAGAAGCCAAGTCTGACGAGCTGCTTCAGCAGCTCGGTGAGGTCCTGGCGGAAGGGCTCGCCGCCTGTGATGACCACAAGTCGGGTTTCGCTCATGGTCACCAGTCCAAGGATGTACTGGCAAATGTCGGCGACGGACTGAAGCTGTCGGCCTTGCGTGTACTCTGTGTCGCAGGCCGGACATTGCAGGTTGCACCCTGCTAAGCGGACAAACACCGCAGGCGTCCCGCAGAACGGGCCCTCGCCTTGGATGGTGTGGAAGATGGAATGGACGTCAAGCAGCTTGTCTGGCCGCTGGTCGACGCGCTTCTCGATTGGTTGTTGATTCATGGCAGCTCCGGAGGTGGCAAAAGCGCCGCCCCGAAGGGCGGCGCTTAGCAGGTTGCGGAAGGAGGTGCCCTTAGGCCGCGGGCGGCGGGGGCGGAGGGGCCTCGGGAGCCTTCGGCGCTTCGATGCGGCCGGTGATGCCGTGGAACTTGCGCCAGCGCGCGTACTCGGCGCGGACGTTTGCTTCGTTCAGGCCCTGGTCCTTCGCGATGTCCATCGACTCGCCGATCGACGCCGGAGCGCCGTTTTTCTGGCTGACTTGGTCGAAGATCGTCCAAGCCTTGCCGCAGAGGGTGTCGGGCTTCGGGCGCCGCACGCCGTTCTGTTCCGGCTGCTTGGCAGCGTCGCGCTTCGCCTGGGCTTCCGCCTTGGCGGCTTCCTTGGCAGCGACCTTGTCGGCCTTGGCCCGATCCTTCGCCGCCTTCTCCTCGGCGCGCTTGGACTCGCGTTCGGCTTTCGCCTTGGCGGTCGCTTCAGCTTTCGCAGCCTTGGCTTCGGCAGCAGCTTTCGCCTTGGTAGCCTTCTCCTCGGCCTTGCGAGCGGCTTCCGCCGCCTTGTCGTCGGTCGCCGGGGCGGCCGGGGTTCCGTCACTCATCTGATCATCTCCTTGATGGCTGCCCCTTGGCAGAACGGTGAAGCTAGCACTCCCGGAAAGCTCGCGCAAGCGGCTCAGGAGCTGAGCTTTGCAAGCCTGTCTTTCATCCAATCTCCGAGTGCCGTTGATGAGGTGGACTTCTTGATTCCCTGTTCCTCCAGCTCGACCATCATGCGCTTACGCAGCTCGAGGATCATAGCAGGGTCGGTAGGCTTGCCGGCAGCGTCCCACACCTTGTCCGCATGGGCCCAGATGATGGGGCGGGCGCTGCCCGTAAAGGTGCGCGGGGCCGCAGCGGGGCGGCTAGGGGCGGACGGTGGTGTGGCCGGTTCGGTAGCCAGGGGACGTGCGCGCCGGGCCTGTGGGGCCACGCTTTCGGCCTTGGCCAGCTGAGGCGCGGTCAGCGGTTGCGACGTCAGTGGAAATAAGCCTCCGTCGTCCTGCGCTGGCCGCTTGGCACCAGGAACGTAGCGAAACTGAAGCGCCTCCGAGCGCGGAAGCTCAAGCTTGTCCACAACCGCGTTGATCTGAGCGTCGAGCTCGGACTCGAGGACCTTGCGCGGGGTCATTCCCTCGATCATCGCAGCAATCGCCTCGCGACGCGCAAGATCATCGAAGTTGTGCGGGAAGTCGGACGCGGTTGAGTTGAGATAAAGAAGGTTGAGTTCAAGTGTGGTCAGGTCAGCCAAGAAGTAAGGCTTGGTCGTGTTGTAAACCCCGGCGTGCTGAACCTTCGTTCCCTCGAGATAAAGAAGCCCGCTGCAGATGTCGAGGTCCGTGTGGACGTGGAGGATCTGAAGGGCTTCGCGGTCGATCGAGACGTACATGGCTGGCTCCTGTCTGGCGTTGCAGGTTGGGCGGGGCGCCTACTGGCGCCCCTTGATCCCGTGGAACTTCCGCCACTGGTAGAATTCAATGGAAGCGTTGTTCGGGTTCCATTCGCACTGCTCAGCGGCTTCCTTGACCATCTTCGCAGTGGGCATCGGACCCTTGCCACCGTCGTACACTTCGTCCAGGTAGTCCCAGATCTCGCGGCACTTGCCACCGGCCGACGGGCGGGTGACGCCGTTCTGCTTGACGCGGTTCGGCTCAATCTTGAGACCCTCGCCGGTGTGGCGGTCGGCCTGCTTGGTGCGGACGATCGCCGGACCGTACTCCTCGCCGCAGCCAAGGCAGGCGTGCTCGTGCTGGAATTGCTTCTTCTGTTCCTTGTCGGCGTCGGAGTAGCTCCAGGCGCCGTTTGACAGATGGATGCCGCAGTGCGGGCAGTGACCCGTTCCGTCGGCGTCAGGCTCGACGCCGTGGTAGCAGTTGGGGATCGCTGCCAGCTGCTCGTCGGTGTACTCAGTGGCGCGGATGCGGGCAACCTTGTCCTCATAGGACTCGGGGCGACCAGCTTGCTGGCGGAGCTCCTCCTCGGTGGCTTCGCTGAAGTCGTTGCCCTTGGCAGCTTCGTAGGCGTCGAGCATCGGCTGGTGACGCGCGTTCTTCCAGGTGGTGAGGGGCTCTTTGCCCTCCGCGGCGCGGAAGGTGTTGAGCGCTTGGAGCTTCTCGCTGGTGTTCATCTGACTGTTCCCTTCGGTTGCTGGGCGCAGCGCCCTTGTGAACTAACCTCTAGAGCTGACCTTGATCAGAGTCAACATCTATTTTCGGGCTTGCCAACTTTTTTGCGTCAGAAGGGGATTTCGTCGTCCAGATCGTCCATCGAGGTGCGTGCCTGCCCGAGTCCACCCTTGGGAGAGTCGGTCTGGATAAACGGGGTGTCCGCTGGATTGGCCTCCTGCGTACCGAACGCAGTGCCGTCCCAACACTCCGCGAGGATCTCAGGATACTTCTTATTGATCCAGACCCGAAGGTGCGTCGGATGCTTAATATGCCCAGCCGCTTCGATAGCAGCTTCGACCTCCGTTGGCATGGGCAGGTCAGACCGCTTGGACCACCATTGGCGAGCCTTGCGCGCTGCAAAGTTGGTGTGCTCGACGCACACATAGTCGCTGAAGCTGCGGAGGTTGCAGTAGTAGTTGACCCGCATCATTGGCGGCGCACCGATCTTCTCGTGCCTGGTGACCGTGATATGGTCAACCTTGAACACCTCGACGATCGGCGTGTCGCCCTTCACCAGTTCCGTTGAGCTTGCGCTCTGCATCAGCTTGGACTCGAAGACGAACTCGTGATCGCACTTCTTCCCTGTCATGAGATCGACAGCATTGCAGAAGCGCAAACTGGCGTGGACCTCATTCTCACACTTGGGGCACAGCTTGATTGGCGCCTCACCCTTGCCCTGCCCCTTTCGGCGCGGGGTCACAGGGTCATTGATGGGTCCAAGACGCTTAGCGTTGCCGGCGTAATCAAGAACGAGGCAGTTATGCTTCCCGCTGGTCTCGATAGCTGCCAAGCGCCCGCCCAGGTCGTTCAAGTCAAACTGCGGTCCGCCATTGTGGCCCATGCCTGGAACGTAGTAGAGCGGCCGTGTGCCGCGGCCAAGCATCTGAACCCAAAGCACCGCGGACGCGGTCGGTCGCAAGCAGACGATCATATCGATCTCAGGATCGTCGAACCCGGTCGTGAGGACGTTATTGTTGACCACAGCTCGGAGGTCGCCGCGCTTGAAAGCCCGGATGGTCTCGTCCCGTCCCTCGCGCTTGCTGTGGACGCAGCCGGTCTGAATGCCCATGGTGTTAAGCATGTCACAGATGTGGTCGGCGTGGTCCGTACCTGATGCGAAGATCAGCCACTTCCGGCGGTTGTGGCCATACTCCATCGCCTCTTTAAGCGCCGCATACGTGAGCTCGTCCTTGTCGACAGCGGTCTGAAGTTCCTTTTCAATGAACTCGCCGCCGCGCATGTGAACGCCGTCAAGGTTCAGCTGCGTCTTGGTCGGACGGCTGATAAGCGGTATCAGGAAGCCCTCAGCGATTAGACGGTTGAATGCTTCCACGCCTGTGATGTCGAAGCAGATGTCGCTAAAGAGGCTTGGCTCCTCCACCAGCTCCATCGCTTGAATCCCCTCGCGCGTGACGCGCTTTTCCTTGACGACCGGGTCGGTCAGCTTGCCGTGCCCCAGGCGCCAAGGTGTAGCGGTGAACCCGACGATCCGGAGATAGGGGTTGATCGCTAGCAGCGCCCCCAGGAACGTCTGATACATGGTCGTATCGTTGGGGCTGACAAGATGCACTTCGTCGATCAACACCAGATCAACATGCCCAAACAGAGCGGCCACCTTCCACACCGACGCGATGCCGGCGAAGGTGATCGGGTTGTGGTGCTCCTTCTTTCCGAGCCCTGCGCTGTAGATGCCAGCTGGCGCGAACTCCCAGGCCATCATCAGCTTCTCGTAGTTCTGCTGAATCAACTCCTTGACGTGCGTCAGGATCAGGATCTTCTGCTTCGGGTAGCTCTGGAAGATCGACTGAAGGAAGCGAGCAATGACGACGCTCTTGCCTGTGCCGGTAGGCATGGCGACCAGCGGGTTCCCCAACTGGTGGGCCTGGAAGTAGGCCCAGATCGAGCCCACAGCCTCCGTCTGATATGAGCGGTCGAGTAGCTTCATCCGTAGTGCTTCGCCACCTTGTAATCGGTGCAGCCGGTCAGCTGAACGCCCTTTTCTATGATGCAGTCCTTCAGTCGGCAAGCCCATTCTGCGCCAGGACGCGGTTCCGAGTAGATGCACGTCCGGCAATTGACGTCGGGCATGGCCTTCAGGTGGCAGACCGGCTTGTGGTCACAGAAGCGGCACTTGTAGAAGCCAGGGGAGTTGTTCAGCTTGTTCGGCGGCTGAGACATCCAGACTAACTGCTCGCCTCGGTTCAGGAACTGTTGAGCGAACTCAGAGTCCAGCAGAACGATCTCCATGTAGACGTCGTCGGTGTTCTTGTTGACGGCGCAATACAGCGCAGCGGGGATGCCCATCTCGTGCATGTATGTCTGCATCTGGACGAAGTGCTCGAACTTAGCTTCCCTGACACCCTTGCCTGTGAATTGCGTCGATCGTCCTTCCAGGTAGGCGCGCCACTCGTCCTGCTTACCTGCGAGCTCTAGGAACGACTTCTCGCCGTGGGTCTTGAACTCGGACACGAACGCAGTGCCAGCTGGCAGGTCGGGGATTCCGCGACCAATGCCGTCCCCGCTGCCGCCAGCGTGGCCTTCCGCCCAGCTGATACGGTACTGCTTCCCGTTCTGATCTTGCTGCCAGAACTCGCAGCCGATCATGAGGAGCATGGCAATGAACCTGCCCTCCTCGATGTGACCACGATTGAACAGTCGCAGCGTCCGGCCGCCGTGACGTGGCTTGGTGCTCCATCTGAAACTATGCCAGATCGCGGCTGCGCACTCCCCGCCAAGGATAGAGGCGCCAAGGTGGGAGCGGTGTCCTTCCTCCTCGCCTCGGTAGGCGTCACCGATGTGCGGGATAACCCGACCTTCCCACTGTCGGAACGATGCACCTTGATCCTGTTCGATAGTGCGATCAATCAACCGCAGGGTCTCGAGCGCGACCCTCACATTTCCTGGCATGTTGTCCCCGCTTGTTTGGAGAGAGCATCCTTACGCCTGTTGCGCCTTATCCAAGGCCGGTGTGCGTCGGGCTTTTAAGATGCTCTCACCGAACAAGCGGGGTGCCGAAGCACCCCGCCCATCCGTTACGCGCCGGGCGGCTTGGCCCAGGGCGGAACCGCACCTTGCGCGGCAGCCGCAGCCGCCGCGGCGGGGTCGACCGCCGCCGGCGCTGCCGGGGCTTGCGGTGCTGCCGGGGCAACGGGGGCGGCAGGAGCGCCACCCGGCTGTGCCCACGGCTGCGTGGCCCCGTCAGCAGGAGGCGCCCAAGCACCAGCCGGAGGAGTGGCAGGCGGCGGGGCGGGATAGAGGGCTGCCACGTCCGCGTCGGTCTTCACATCCTGGCCTTTGTAGTGATAGCCAGCCGCTTGCGGGTGGACCATCCAGCCGTCCGCGCGAGCCGCAGCCATCGGATCGTGGATGGGTTGCGTGACCGGAGGCGCAGCGGGAGCAGCCGGAGCCGGAGGAGCGCCGGGCGGGGTGAAGCCAGCAGGCGCACCAGCGGGAGGCGTGAAGCCTGTGGTGGCTGCGGAACCGGCAGCGGCGCCCGCGGTCTCGACCGGCTCGTTGATGTTTTTGCGCGAGGTGATCTCGTTGGAGTCCTCGTACTGCCCATCGCCCTTGCGGACCTTGACCTTCACCTTCAGCGGGATGCCGTGGAGCTGCTGGCTGTCCTGGACGTGCAGGATGCCGACAGCGTGCGCCAGCGCGCTGAGCTGCTTGTACCCGATCTCCTGGGCGGTTGGATTCGAGTTGCGGATGTTGAACCGATCGAACAGCTTGCGACCCTTGTACTGGCCGTCGATCACGTTGTACCGGACCTCGAGGTAGTGTCCGTCGCCGGCCTTGGTCGGCTTGATTTCCGACTGGTCGACCATCACGTTGTACCAGCCGGCCGGAATCGTTTCGAACCCGGCATCCGGTTCAACTTGCGAAGCATCGAAATTCAGTTGTGCCATTGGTGCTTAAGCTCCCATGATTTTGGCAATGAGCGCGCCAAGATGCG